AGCTCTGTCACAATACTTTCCCAAATTCGATTGCACAAGTGAATACACAATGAATTATAGAGTTGATGGAAATCCAGGTTCTGTTAATGCAGAATTTTTCCACAATGGTAATAAAATAATGAACGACAAATATAATGGAGTTTTCCCATGGCGAAAAATTTAATCATCGGTGCTTTTACCGGTTACAACTACAATCAACTAAAACCTTGGGTTGAATCTATTGATAGATGTGGATTTAAAGGTGACAAGGTGATGATTGTCGGTGAAGCATCAGAAGAAACAAGAAATAAATTAACCAAACAAGGTTTTCAATTGTTTCAGATGCCAAGAATTAATGCACCGATTCATGTTGCAAGATTTTGGTCTATTTACAATTATCTAAGAGAGTTTGGCCGTTTTTATGATATTGTGGTTACAACTGATGTAAAAGATGTTTATTTCCAAAAAGATCCTTGCAAATGGATTGATGATAATTTAGGCAATCATTCTTTGGTTGCTGGTTCAGAATCTATAAAATACATGAATGAACCATGGGGTAATCAAAACTTACTTCAAACTTACGGACAAGAAGTCTATGATATCTTTAAACACAATATCATTTATAATGTAGGAACCTTTGGAGGTTTGTCCAACTATGTCCAAGATATGTGTTTCAACATATTTACTAATGCGACCAACAGGCCAATTCCTATCGTTGACCAAGCGGTCTATAATGTACTAATCAATACAGAACCATATAAGAGTTCCGTTTTGTTTACTGACCAAGAAGATGGATGGGCAGTACAACTTGGTACAACTGGTGACCCATCTAAAATGGATCAATTCAGGCCGTTTCTGACAGAACCAGAACCTATCTTTGATTATGATAATAAAATTATTACAACAACAGATTATATGCTACATTGCATCGTACATCAATATGACCGTGTTCCAAAATGGAAAAATTTGGTCATGGAGATGTTTGGCCAAGAAGACCCAAATCAATTTTTTACATATAGGACTACATGATGAGTGATATTATTAAATTTAATACAGAGACACAAGCCTTTGGAATGCAAAGACAAAAATGTTCAGGTCATGGACTTGGTGCCATGATTTCAAAGATGGAAAAACCACAAGTACTAGAAATTGGTTGTGATATTGGTGACACTACACAATTTTTATTGGATAGTAATCCAACTTGTGTTTTACTTGGTATTGATCCATATGAAAACTATATTGATTGGAACGGTAATAATCTAAATGAACGTGAAGTTGTTTATGAAAAATTTGTGAATCGTTTAGATGGTTATTCCAATCGTTTTAATTTGATACGTGATTACTCCGATAACTGTGTTGATAATGTTGAAGATAATCATTTTGATTTAATCTTTATTGACGGTTTACATACATACGAACAACTTACAAAAGATTGTGCCAACTTCTATTCAAAACTAAAAGAAGGTGGTGTCTTTGCTGGACATGATTACAATGCCATTCCTGGTGTTCGTCAAGCTGCGGATGAGTTTGCTGCAAAAGTTGGCAGAGAAATCCATTTCACTGAATCGGATGTTTGGTACTGGATTAAATGAAAATTGCAATATGTTTTTATGGCGTATTGTATGGTGATGTTGGTAGGACTTACGACATAAATCATTGTTGGCCTAACCTTTCTCGTATGATTGTAGAACCATTTAAGAAAAAACAATCACGCCGTGAAGGTGTTGGTCCGTTGGTTAATGAACATCAGGTTGATATTCTGTTATCGACCTATAAAGTTGATGATGCATCAATTGAACAGTCAATTTATCAAATGGTTAAACCGGACCATGTAAAAATTTCTGATTTGAAAAATTCAAATTCAAAAACAACAAAGTTGGCAACATTTGAATTATTAAAAGATAAAGATTATGATTTTGTAATAATGACAAGAACTGACCTTCATTTTTCTGAAATGATGATTGATACTGATATCAATTATAATAAATTTAATTTCTTATTTCATGAAAAAAGTCAGAAGTCAAGTAATTTAACTTGTGATAATTTTTATGCATGGCCATACAGAATGACGGAACAAGTTAAAAAGTCTTTTGAAACTTGTCCTAAATTAAACAGTCACGACACACATCAATTGTATAATTCACTTTCTAAAAATATTCCTGTTGATGAAATACATTATATATCAGGAGAAGAAGAATTCTTAAGTGATGTTAATAAGTATTTTACAATTTGTAAACGTGGTTATGGTAGTGAAAAATTTGGCCAAGGACTACACGAAGAAGTGATTGAAAGGTTTGGTTATAAGAAATGAAATCATGTATGGTAATATCTGGTCACTATAGAACGTTTGACCAAACATGGAAAAATATAAAAGAATTTATTAACACAAATGATTTGGATGTTTACTGTCATCTTTGGAGTGATAATGATCCGGATAAAAACAGAGAACAATTACATAATGTTAGAGATAGATTAAATCCTAAACGTATACTACAAGAACCTCAAGATATGAATATGTTCCTTCCTATTGAGGAACGTGTTAAGTCTATTAATCCAAAACCAATGGCTTTTGATAGAGTTGCTGGTGCAGCTGCAATGTATTATAGTCGGCAAACTGCATTGGAGTTGGTTGATGAAGAATATGAAAATGTGGTACACTGTAGATATGATTTGGGTTTTAGACAGATGTTTCAATTTCATAATATAGATAAAATTGTTACACCGTTAGAAGAATCTTATAATCTAATCTCCGATATCTTTGCAATAATGCCATTTGAATATACAAAGTATTATTTTTTATATAATGATTATGAAAGGTTACAATCAACTTATTTTGAACCAGAATTCTTGGATTGGTTGCGTAACATAAAACAATATCCTGAACGGGACGTTAAGATACATATAGAACAGAGGTATTGTCCTCATATGTTGTTGTTGAGAAATCTTATGATTAATAATGTTCCAACAGTGATTGAAAATATTCCAGTTTATATACACAGATGAAAATTGCATTATGTTTTGCTGGCCAAGCCAGAGCTTTTAAACAAGGTTACGAATATTATAAACGTAATCTTTTTGACCACTATGATGTGGATGTTTATATTCACACATGGAAATTCTTAGAACAAAATGATTTAGTTGCCTTGTATAAACCAAAGGTGTGCGAGTTTGAATTGCCACCAGAAGGTAACTACAACTCAAAATATACCAACACACCAAATCCTCAAAAGTATCCTCCAAGAAATAACTACCTACAATTCTATTCGTTATACAAGTCGAGTCTTTTAATTCAAGGTGAGTATGATTGGGTGATTCGGAGTAGAACAGATTATGCTTTGAATACTATCATTCCATTTGCAGAACTGAACAATTCAAAGTTGTATATACCAAATTGCCGAATGGTACCAGAAAGAGATTTTGGAAACGACCAATTTGCATTTGGTTCAAAAGAAACTATGATGAAGTATATGTCAACGTTTGTTAATGGTGACAAGTATTATTATTCTGGAACGCAATTTGTTGGTGAAGAACTAATGAAAGCCAACTTACATGAACATAATTTGCATGGTGAAAATCTTGTTTATGTTAATATGAATAATCCATTTCCTCCAGGTCCATACAATGGTACATGGCATTCTCTAATTCGGGAAGATATGGATCAATGGAAAAAATAATAAAGGAATTTAAAGGACATTCAGGCAGTCAAATCTTTTTAATGGAAAACGAAAGAGACCTATTTGTCCGGAAAATTAACAATGTTGATAGAAATGCTGAGAGGTTGACTGCAATGTACATTAAGGGTTATGCAGTCCCTGTTATTCGTAATTATGTAAACAATCAATTAGATATGCAATACGTTCATGGTTTAGATATGAAAACTTATTTGACACACAACAATGTCAATGATTTATCAAAATTTATAATTGCAACGTTTAAAGGTTTTTCTTCGCAAATTATTGATAAAGATTATACAAAAGTATATTATCAAAAATTGGATTGGCTAGATTCACGTGATGATTTTCCTTTTACCAAAGAAGAATTGATAAGTAAACTTCCTAAAGTATTACCTTCTTCAATGTATCATGGTGATTTAACTTTAGAAAATATCATACACACCGATTCTGGTTTTTATATGATAGACGCAATTACTACAGAATATGATTCATACATATTTGATATAGCCAAGATGCGCCAAGATTTGGAATGTAAGTGGTTCTTACGTGAAACTGACATTTTGTTAGATACTAAATTGCAACAACTACAAGACAACCTCAAAGTTGTTTATCCGGAAGCATTTGATAATTACATTTTAATTTTGATGTTGTTGAGGGTTATTGCTTATTGCAATAGAGAAAGTTTTGAATACAGTTTTTTAAAGAAAGAGATTATAAGATTATGGAAGTGATTGTACCTGCAGCAGGATTATCTACACGATTTCCTGATATGAAACCAAAATATTTGTTATATGATTATAAACAGGAGTTGATGGTTGCAAATGCCATCAAACCATTTTTAGAAAAAAGAATTCCTGTAACGATTGGCATTCTAAAAGAACATGACGAAAAATATAATGCAAGTGAAACTCTACGACATGAGTTTGGCACATTAATTAAAATTGTTATCTTAGATGAACCAACCAAAGGCCCAGCAGACACTGTATTTCAGATTATTGAAAAACTTGGTTTATTTAAAGAAGAAATTTTTATCAAAGATTGTGATAGTTTTTTTGACCACGATATTGGACCTGGTAATTACGTTTGTGTTTCCAAAATATCTGAACATGAACTACTAAAGAAGATTGGTGCCAAAAGTTTTACTGTTGCCAATAATCAAGGCATCATTACAGACATTGTTGAAAAAGAAGTTGTATCTGATACTTTCTGTGTCGGTGGTTACAAATTCTCAAGTGCATTAATGTACAAGTCAGCATTTAAACGTATCACCAACAACCGTGAAATATTTGTGTCTGATATAATTAGTATGTGCATTGGTGATTTGCAAATTTTCAACGAGATGCCGGTTAATAATTATACCGATGTTGGTACTGCACAAGATTGGTTTGAATTCAATGATAAACCAGTATTCTTTTGTGATATTGATGGTACACTTGTTAAGAATCAAGGTCGAGTTGGTGAAAACAGTTACTATGATCCTGCAATTCCATTAGAAAAAAATGTAAACAAGTTGTTAGAATGGCAAAAACGTGGTGCTCAGATTATTTTTACGACCTGTAGAAAACCATTGTATGCAGAAGAAACACATAGACTATTGCATGATTTGGGCTTTACAGATTACAGAATTATAATGGGATTGCAAAACGCTAGACGCATTTTAATTAATGATTACAATGCAACCAATCCATTTCCACGTGCAGAAGCAATTAACCTTAAACGGGATTCTGATAATCTAAGTGATTTTCTATGATACCTGATAAAAACTTATTCATCATAAGTTCTTCACTCAAACCTGCAATGGGTGTTTTTACTGATGAACAAAGGTTTGCACAAACGATTGCAACTTTAAAGTCAGTTAGGAGTAAGGTTCCGGATGCAATCATTATATTTTCTGATGTATCTGTAAGACCCGTGTCAGATTTGGAACGTGAGATTATTGCAGGCCTCTGTAATGGTTATATTGATTTGAGTCAACAGACAGATATTATAAACCTATCATTCAACCAGAGAAAAAGTGAAGCTGAGAATGTAATGTTGTTCTATACTTTACAAACTCTAAAACAAAATAATTTATTAAAAGATGTAAAACGTATCTTTAAATTTTCTTCAAGGTCTGAATTGGAAGACAGTTTTGATATTACGGAGTATGATGGATTATTTGGTAAATATGTTTTTAAGAAAGCAATTCCAACGTGGATGCAAGGTAATTCTCCATCACACTTGTTGATTACAAGATTATTTTCTTTCTGTCCATCATTAGTAGACAATTATTTATCTGTAATACAAAAGAATATGCCTTTATTGGGTCAAATAGATACCGAACATGCCCATTGGGTTAACATACCAAAAGAATACTTGGTAGAATTTGATAAGATAAATTGTTGGGGTTGGATTGCCGGAAACGGTCAAATCGAACATTATTGAGTACTATATATTTAATCCAACATTTTACATTTTGATGAATCTGTGATATAATCCATTATAAATAATCTTACGGGCAACCAAAGTGTGTTGCATTTCTAAAGGTAAATCAATGAAATCATTTAATCTTTTTCTTAAAGAAGAAGCCGAAGGCGCAGAACTCAAGCATATTCACCATGCAGAGGATCGTCCTTTGATGCATGGCCATGCAGGTTTTGAACATGCACATGAAGCACTAATGAAGGCTCATGCACACATGAAGGCTGGTGCAAGTAATACAAATTTGACTATGAAATATGATGGTTCTCCATCACTTGTTTTCGGTCATCATCCAAAGAATGGTAAGTTTTTTGTTGCAACTAAATCTGCTTTCAACAAGAATCCTAAGATTAATCACACAGAAGCAGACATTGATAGAAACCATGGCCATGCACCAGGTCTTGCAAAAACACTTAAACACGCATTAAAACATCTACCTAAAGTAACACCAAAACATGGTGTTTACCAAGGGGATTTGATGCACCATGCGGAAACTAAACACCTACATGAAGGTTATTTGGTTGAATCTAAAGTTTCATTCACACCAAATACAATCACTTATACACCTAAGCACAAAGAAGATGCCGACAAGGTAAAAAAGTCTAAGGTTGGTATTGTAGTTCATCACAAATATAGTGATGATATGAAACACGCTTCACCTCATGTTGACCATGAAAATTTCAAAGAACATCCAGATGTTCACATTCATGGTGCAGAACACGACACAAGTAAAGTTAAACATTCCGCAGAGAATGAAAAGAAATTTCAATCTCACATGGCTGCTGCAAAAGAAATCCATGATACACATGGCCATAAAATGTATGATGCGGTACACCATAAACACAGTGGCGAAACTGGTCATCTATCCACATATATCAATAAGACTGTAAGACACGATGAAGTCCCATCTGTCAAAGGTTTCAAAGAACATTTGAAATCTGAACATGACAAAATGGCATCTAAAGTTAAAACAGACAAAGCCAAAGCCGAAAAAACTGGTGAAGGTGCCAAACAAATTGCTCATGTTGAAAAACACAAAGAACATTATGGTAATTTGTTTTCTATGCATCACCACCTACATCAAGGTAAAAATGCATTGGTCAATTCTTTAGAAACACACGAAGGACGTTACCATCACCACATTGAAGGTAAGAAATCCAAACCAGAAGGTTTCGTTGTACATCACAAAAATGAACCAACTAAATTGGTTAATCGTGCAGAGTTTGCTAAACAAAATTTGTTAAAAGTGCGTAAATGAAATCATTTTTAGAATTAGTACAAGAAGAAAAGTCTGGTGAAAAACATCATGTCTTTACTTTTGGTAGGATGAATCCGCCTACAACTGGCCACTTAAAGTTGATTGACAAGGTTAAAGAAGTTGCAGCAAAACACCATGCGACACATTCAGTTGTAACATCTCATTCACAAGATGCCAAGAAAAATCCACTTTCTGCTTCTCAGAAGTTAAAACACCTGAAACGTTATTCTCCAGGCACACACTTTGAGGCATCTAGTAAAACACATCCAACATTCTTACATCATGCAGCCGAACTACACAAAAAAGGTGTAACTCACCTACACATGGTGGTTGGTTCAGACCGTGTGCATGAAATGAAGGCTAAATTGCACCACTATAATGGTAAACATGAAGGTGCATTATACAATTTTAAAAAGATTCATGTTCATTCTGCTGGTCACCGTGATCCAGATGCAGAAGGAACAACTGGTATGTCAGGCACCAAGATGCGTGAACATGCCAAGAATAAAGACATAGGAAAGTTCAAACAAGGCGTTCCAAGTCATGTTTCAGATACCCATGCAAAAGAATTGATGCATGATACTCGTAGGGGTATGGGTTTACATGAGTCCACATACCATGGCATTTTCAAGGCTATATTTGTGACTGGTGGTCCAGGTTCTGGTAAAGATGTTGTTATCCGTGAATGTATTGCAGAAGACCGTACTGTAGAATTAAATTCTATACAGGCATTTGAGTATTTGGTTGATAAACAAAAGTTATCAGAAAAGACAAATGATTATCGTAGAGAAGCTATTAGAAATCGTGTGCCGTTAATCATTAATGGCCCAGCTAATGATGACGACCGAATCTCATATATAAAAGAAGAATTAGAAGAACTTGGATATTCTACTTTGATGGTCTTTGTTGATACCACTGACCAAGCAAGTAAAGAGAGAAATGAAAAACTGACTAAAATGGTTTCCGAATCTGTTCGCCACGATAAATGGAAACAGTCTCAGAAAAACAAAAAAACTTTTTCAGAAAAGTTTGAAGAATTCGTGTATTTTGACAATAGTTCACCATACATTGATGACGAAATTGTGACAGAAACATACGAGAAGATTAATTCATTCATTGATGGTAAATCATACAATGATGTTGCATTTTCTTGGATGGAAAGTCAAGGTAAGTTGAATATTAATGGCTCGTTAAAATCTCTTTATAAGGAACAATCAAATGTTAAAGAAAATTCTAAACTTTCTAACTCCAAAACCAAAAACAGTGGAATCACCATCTCCCGTGGAACAGGCACCAGCGCCGACCGTCCAGGAGACATTACCCCAGACAACAGAGCAAGTGACCCAAGTGCCGATGATATCAAGTGGGACGGAAACAAAAAGCGTGGAGGATACACCTTCAGAACCTACACCGAAGAAAAAGGTCCGAGTGTCAAAATCTACCCCAGCCCAAAAGAAAGCAACTTCAGCAAAGACAAAGAAAAAATAAAGAAATCGAAGTGGCTAAATATACCATCAGGGGCAATTAAAACTCCTGGTGTGGGTCCAGAATATGATACACGCACTCAAGGAACAGTATATCCTATGTCAGGTATGGGTGATGTAACATATAGAGAAGAAACGAATTTTAAATCGTTTAGAAATCGAATTAAAGAATCATACAACGATCCTGGTGATACAGAAATGGGAGTCGGTGGTGTGTTAAATGGTGCAACTAATAAAGAACCTATGCAATCTTATAAAGACCAAGATAAGTTCTTAAATGTAAAAAAACAAAAAAAGAAAAACGGAGAATAAGATGATTAATCTTAAAAAGAATGATGCAGTTGTTGATGTAATCAGAAGCATCATGGAAAAAGAATTAATAGGCAATCAAAAAAAATTGGACAAAAACCACAATGGTCATTTGGACAAACAAGACTTTGAAATACTTCGTGGTGAAAAAAACAAAAAAGTTAAAGAAGAATCTGAAAGAACAGAAGACCATCTTCATGGTCGTATGAAAACCAAGAAAAAAGATGATGTTGGTCCTGGTTCTAATTTTAAATCATCCAAAGTTGAATTAAAAGCTGAAGATGTTGAATCCGTAGAAGAAAATGCTTTTGATTATAAGAGTCCACGTAAACCTGAACCTAATGGTGGTTCTGGTATGAAACAAGGTTCTCGTTACGGTGGTTCTAAACAGAAAGAAAAACCAGAACAAGAAATGCCAAAAGAAAAGAATGAAGAAGTTGAACATATTGAAGAAAAAAACTGGATTGCTGGTGCAATTAAGCATCCAGGTGCAGAAACTGCTGCAGCTAAGAAAGCAGGAATGTCTGTTCAAGCATATGCCAAAAAACACCAACACGATTCTGGTACTGCTGGCAAACGTGCTCGTCTTGCTATGACACTTAAAAAGATGAAAGAAAATTACGAAGAACCTATCCTTGATGAAATGATTAGTGAAGTTCTTTCTAAAGACGCATCTGCTGGTGAGTGGATTCATGATTTCGTTCACTCTGACAATCCAAAATTTGCTGGTAAATCAAAAGCAGAACGTAAGAAACAAGCTCTTGCTGCTTACTATTC